TTAATGATATGTCGACCAGGCCTTCTTCCTATGTCATTTCTAGAGTAGAATTCACCTGTGTTAGGATCAACTTCTCCAAGTGCAGCTCTAACATAGTCAGGCGTGCTAGTGCTCATTACCTGCCCAGCAGCGTCTCTTTGAACTCCTCTAAAGTTGTAGATATCTTTTCTTGTTTGGTTTGGACTTGTAAGTGGTTCAATTACATAACCATGACTACCTGCTTGTTTTGTAATCTCATCAAAGTCACTTAGTCTGCTAGCATCTGTTCCCTCAACGTCAGCATCTGGATCCATAGGATTCATACTGCGAACAACTTTCATTTGCGCTGCTTTAAGTGACAGAGCTCTACTCGGAGTTCTCGCAGGATCTACATATTGAAGAAGCTTATACTGGTCATCAACCTCAACATCCTTTCCACCGAATAATGTTGATCCAAGCCTCTGTCCTTGTTTAATGCTCCTGTCAATGAGACTCATAATCTGACCATCAGAGCGAACACTTTTACCAGCCTTGTCTTTGCTTTCTTTCCCAAACAAGTATTCAAGTCCACTCATTATTTCGCTGCTTTGGTCTTTGTTGATTTGCATAACTTTGCCAGTTGGGCTGTACATAACAGAACCAGCTGCGTCTCTATGGTAGACCTGGCCTCCTGTGCTCTCATCAACATAGTGAGCTAGGTCTTGCACTGGAACAAGAATGCTTTCTGCGTTATCAGCGTCACCTATTCTGTATTGAGCATATCTAAATTTTTTATAATTACTTGTACCAATCTTTTGATTGATTTCTACAATATTAGATCTCTGAAACGTAGCATCAACACCTCTTTTCTTAATCTTCCCTTCAAAGTCTTTAACTCTCTCAAGCTCTTGAGTCGTCAAGTCTGACTGAGAGAGAAAGTTTACATTTGATAAGGTATTGTTACCTGTTCCAAACTTAAGTAAGCCTCGTGATCCAGTATCAAACATAGCTCGATTGCCATGTAGTCTTTTTGAGAAAACATCAGACATACCTTCAACACCGCCATAAAGCATATTAAAGCTATTTAACATAGGCTTTAATCCTCTCTGGGCTGCTTTGGAATTCATTGCACCAAAAGTTGTAGATTGAACCTGCTTTAAGAGTGCATCGTAACTTCTTTGTTTTTGCGTTCCGGTAAACATACCCGAGAAACGCTTGTTAGTCATAATATCAAGTAGAGTTTGTCTTGTAGCTTCTGCCTGTTGACCAATAAAAGTTTGACCATCTGCTCCAAATGAAAACTTTTTTAAAGGTGTGCGGCCTCCAAGGATTGGGATTCCACTAGGAAATCCACTAACCCCCGCCGGTGTACTAGTAACAAACTTACTAGCTGGGGATATACCCCCTCCTTTCATCTTTTCACCGCTAAATCTTTCTTGGTGTTTTTCGAATAAATAAGCTAATTGTTCAGAACTTAAAGCCTGATTTACTGCATAAGCAAGAGAGTCATTGCTATTTACTTTTCTATTATTATTTCTGTATTGCTGATTCAAGACATCGAAGAATGTCCCACCTTGAAAGTCAGAAAGCGTCTCGCCCGCAAGAGGAGAGACACTGCTGCCTGTAATCATATTACGGACAGCACTCATAGTTAGGTCTTTGCCTTTTGCTTTACCAAAAGCAAGTGCTCCTAATCCTATACTTAGCAAATTAAAAATCTTATCGCTAATCATATTTAAACTTACATAAACGGATTAAGAGTATTGTACTCGTTAAATGTTAAGCTGACAAAGTCTTGGTTTCTATTAGGTCCTTGGATATTATAACTATTTACACCGTATGAGCTATATATCTTTGCCGCATTAGCTATTCCATTTAAACCATTTCTAGCGCTTAGGTTATTTAAATCTTGCATTGCCTTTTCATCTATGTATGGCTTTCTTGGCATATATGATGCACGACTTGGATAAATACCAAAGTCATGGTAATTCATACCTTCGCTTTCAATGTACTTTAACTTAACATCCTCTAAGTCTACCGCAGGATTAAATCCAATCCAGTCAACAGCTGGCATAGATCTATGATTAAAGAACTGAGATACTTCTTGTAGTTTTGCACTATCTACCATCTGAGGATCAGAAACATCAAATCCTTCTTTCTGCTTTTTCACAATAAGATCTGCTGCATAATCCATACCATAGGTAGACATAGGAGCTGATCCAGATGCGCGGTTAATTGCTTCAAGGTCTTGGTTTAGGTAGAAACCTTCCATTAGTCTTGACTTATAATCCGGCAAAGCATCAATAATGTCCTGTTGCCTACCAGGATTCATTTCTCTAGCAAATCCAGCAGCAAACATAGACTCTCTGCCACCTAGAACATTCCCTAGTCTTTCTTCCGAAACATATCCTGTTCCTCCTACATAGGTATCTTGTGCAATATTTTGATACTGATTGGCTAACTGTTCATTGCCTTGCATCCCTGCTGCTTGTGACAGTCCTGAGTACTTAACATATTTGAGTTTATCAAAATACTCTTCTGTGTCTCTTTTTTCTCTTAGACCAGGAGATTCAAAGTCAAACCCTAACCAATTATGTAATGCTGATTTAATAGCAGGCGCTATCCATCCTGCAACAGGACTATCCCATCCTTTCATTTCTGTTCCGTAAAGTTCTCTTGATTCATATTCTTCAAGAGCATCTCGAAATGGTAATAGCTTGTTAACAGGAGACATACCAAACATACCAATATGTTCTATTGGCTGTGCAACCCTATTTGCAATATGGGTTGTAGCTTCCCATGCTCTACCAAACATCTTACCAATAGGATTAGTCATTGCATAATCCGCAATAGGCGAATCATCCTTTGCAAATCTACCTTCTTCTCTTATGTCCTTGTTTACATTAAAGCCATTATTGCTAACAGCACCCATAACTACGCCCCTCTCGTCAACGGCCTGACCAATACTTGCGGCAACATCAACAGTAACGCCTTGTCCTACTTGAATCTTGCTAGAGAAAGCTTTCTCGTTTCTAGTCTTAAGCTTTGCTGCTTGTTTGATTGATAAGTTAAAATCACTAATTAGAGCATCTGAATCATTTGATATTCCTGCTATGCCAAATCGACCACCATAGCCAGACACAGTAAAGCTCATAGTAGATGCATCAACTGATGTAACATTACCACTAATAGTATCGTAAGTGCTTGGTTTGAATTGGTAAGAGTTAATGCCCTTATCACTTGCCTTATTTGCTACATTTTGTTTATGTCTGTAAAGGAATTTTTGTTCCTCTGGTGTCATTTCGCCTGCAGATCTCATAAGTTCTGCTTGGCGCAAATAACCTTTATATTGCGGAGACTGAGGAGCAACGTCTCCTAAGATATTCATTTTATGTAGTAAAGGATAATCTTCTGGGTTTACACCTTTTAATTCTGTATGCAAGGCAACATATCCTTTGCCCGGCATTCTGTACTCACCTTCCCCATACCTAGTATTAGTGTATTGGTTTCCATACTGGAAGCTATCTGGCATCCAACTAGGCATAGCATTTTTAATTGGATTGTATTGCTTTAAGTCATCCTTATGAAGGAATCGACGTATAGGTTCAGACACAAAGGGAACACCCAAGAATGAACCACCACCTTGTAGATCATAGAATCTACTAGCCATATCCATGTTACGAGAGAAGGACTCTAACTCCTGTCTTTGGTCAGCAATGCCTGGTGTCCCTGTAAGATAGTTCTTTGCAGTTTTTGCATAGAAACCCACAAGGCCACCTAAAGAAGTTGTCTGTTCCCAAAAGTCTCCTAGTACTCTACCTGGAGAGTAAGGAGAATAAGGTGCAGGCATTCCTAGTCCGCCAATACTTAAATCTGGAATCTCGTCAAGTCCAGTAGATCTTTCTACAAACTTTACATTACCCTCAGAGTCTGAACGAGCCCATTCTCCGACATGCATTAGTCTTGGCTTCTTGATAAGGTCAGCAATTGGCTGGATAAGTGGATATATAAAAGGAACTTGATCAAAAGCAGCCCCAGTAATAGGAGCGGGTCTAGTCCAATAGTTTTCCTTTTCAAGTTTATAAGTAAAGTTTTTAAGTACCATTTCCGTTAATGGACCATGTCCGCCTGAAGCGCCCGCCTGTGCAGCTCCAGAACTTAAACGCGCAGTCAGACTAGGACGGTAATAAAGTATATCAGTTCCTTCATATCCTGTCTGACCCATTTCCCATTTCTGACCACGCCGAACTGCCTCTAGTCTTTTGCCTTGATTTAGCTCTCTAAGCTCAGAGGGACGCTCAAGGGTACCCATACTCCCCGTCCCTACGAACCATGCCGCAGCAGCCACCGTAGAGGCATACAGAATGCTTCTAGTTCTAGGTGCAACGCGGATAGCTTCTCTTAGTCTTCCAAGTGCATTCTTTTCACTTGCAAAGATTTTGCTTTTTGCCTCTGCGTATGTATGATCAGTTACGTGTTCAGCTATCTCGTCGAAGTTAGAAACATCTGCAACCTTGCCTATTGGATTGTTTAATAGTCCGTATTCTCCTTCCCTTTCAAGGGAAGAAATATAAGAATTCATATTCTGTTCTACAATCTCACTCTGCCTGTTAGACAGTCCTCCAGTATTGCCTCTTATTTTCTTTATAGTAGAATCTAAAGTTCTTCTCGCTCTTATTTTCTCTTTGTCAGAAAGCTTAGGATAAGCATCTTCATGAGCTTTAGTCGCCCTAAGAACTTTGCCAGCTTGTTCTCTTACTTCATTTCCCATTTCTGCAAGAGTAATGCTTTCTCTGTCTCTGAATTTAGCTCTTAAGAATTTTGCTCTTTCTTGTTGTTCAACAATAACATCCTTAGATAGTCCTCCAATTTTAATATTGTCAGAGATTCTAATACCTCTAGTAGCAGCAACATAGCTAGCTCCAGCTAAGAATCCTACACCCAATGACGATATAACTCCAGTAGACCCAGGCATCATCTCTTCAACATTGCGTCGCCAGGCATTCACAGGTAGAACTTCTCCTACGTAACTTCTAATTTCACTGCCTCTTGCTACAAGATTAGCAACTCCTGGTATTGGCCCAGCTGCAAACGGCCCAACCCCAGCCATACCTAGAACACCTAAGGCTGCACCCATTCCTGCGCCAACTAGTGTTCTTCTTTGTGAGTTATCCGTGACTTGCATTGCCATCTTTTTAAAGACAGGCGCAAATCCTAAATCATCAGATAGAACTTCTGGAATTTTCTTTCCTAGATAAGCACCTAGTACAGTTAACCCAACTGTTTGTAGTCCACCTGATACTCCAGCAGTAACAGGATCTCCATTCATCATGTTCCAGCCAAGTTGATTAACTGTAGCTAAAGTAAAAGCAACCTTAGCAGCCATTCCTGCATATCTAACAAGCATCGCTGCTCCATGACCATGATCTATTCTTGGAGCAAGATTATTCTTAGACAAGAAATTGTAAATCTTTTGCTTTGGAGCTGGAGATATATACTCAAAGAAATCACCTACCTGATTATATAGTTCTGAGAATAGTCTTGAAGTTCTTTGTAACGCCATAGAACCATAAGCCTCAGTAAGCAAAGCTGTAGTCGCATATCGCTTTAAATTAGTTCCTTTAAAAAGACCAAGGTCAGCAAGCGAAGTTCCTTTTCCATTATTACCAGGTAAGAATCTAGCTCTAGTCAAATTTTGCATTCGGCCTATCATGCGAGTCAGCTCTGGATCTATATTCTTTTCAGCTAAAAGAACAAAACCTTCTTTGCCACCAATGCCTTCTGCAAAGGTTGCTCCTGTCTTTTTATTTTTAAGACCAAGTGAAGGTTCGATTACTCCAAGTAAAGCTTCAGTAAATAGTCCCTTGTCTACAAGTCTTGCTGCTTTTTTATTCAATCTTTTCTTAGGCCCTGCTGCTGCTACTACCTCTCCATACATATTCAATCTACCAGCAAACACATCTCCTTCTTCAAATATTAGATAGTCCAATAGTTCTAATTTCTTTCTATTCATATTCAATTGTTTAGAATATAAATCTAACGTCCTAGATCTATTAGTTGCACCTAGTGCATTCATACTTACGTTAAGTACTGTCTTCCCCTTTCTTTTTGTAGTATAGGATAAGACATCACTCATATAAGTAGCTTTTGCAAATAACTTAACAACGTTATCAAATATAGGCAGATTCAAACCGCTTTGTTCTACTTTCTTAATGCCAGCATACCAAAAACTTTGCGGGTCGTCAGATGAAGTAATATTCATTAACTCTTGGCTTGCTCTGAAAGTAACAGCTCTTAGAGTCTTCATGGCTTCTTTACCAGTCTTTAGGTTAAAGACATCGCTTACTTTATTTACATGGCTAAAGCTTCCACCTAATTGCCAAGACTGGAACTTGGTGCTCTTTGAGAGTTCACCTGCTCCACGTATTGCACTTGGTCCCATAAAGAAAACAAGACCACCGGCTGCGCTTTTCATTGCAAGATCTAATGCCTGATCAGCAAGAGTAATTTCTTGGCCAGCGTTTCCTGAGCCTTCTGCCCATGTTTGCTTATCTTCAGAATACTGTGACCTTTCCACGGATTGGCTAAGATCATGGTATTGAGCAAGTTGTTCTGCAATTACATTAGGTAGAGCCATATTAACTTACTATAAAAGAGTATATTCTTATTTTCTCCTAAACCTTCTTATTCGGGTTTAGTTTTAAACCTCTTTTTGAAATTTGGCTTTTGTTTTGGCATCTTAGCAGCTTCATCTCGGGCTCTTTCTTGTTTCTGGACAATCAATTCATAACCTGCTGGCATTAGTCCCATTTCCATTTGCATCGCTAATGCTTCAGCATCTGTCATGGTTGCCCCAGTAAAGTCTGAACTTTCAAATCCTCCAAGTCGATTTTCTCTGTTAATTCTAATACCTGGAACACTAACAGCAACACCATTTGAAATTGCTACAGCATCTTTCGGTGGGATGTATTCAGTTCTACCTATCTTCTCTTCAACTTTCTTCTTGATCTCCTCTTCTTGCTTTGGCTTATTTTGCTGCTCTCTTCGGACGTCTTCTTCTTTCCTAAGTTTTGCTTCTTGTTTTTCTTGTTGCTCTCTTGCTTTCAATAGTTCCTTCAAGAAACTACCTTCTTCGGAATCTGGAGAAACATTAGTCTTTACGGGTTGCTTAGGCTCAGTCTTTTCTTCTGCAGCTTGATCTTCTGGATTATAAATTTCTAGAGGTTGTTTGAGCATTCCGTTCTCTAGCAGATATCTTTCAGCACTAGCAAATAGACTTGATATCTTGTCAAAGGATAACTTATCTAACATCTCAAATGTATAAGCTTTAAACACTAGACATATAACAGTATACATCTGGTATTCAACATTTGTTCTAGCAATGCTTCTGTACATATTTAACCTGAATGTGAATGCTGGGATATCAATCCTGCCATTCCTATCCGGTATTATTCCAGAATCACTAACATACATAATAAGATCAGAAATAGTATCTATCACACCTGCGGGCAATAGATCTATTTCCGTATCACTCCAACCTGGATCCCTAACCGTATAGTCCCTAAAGATTTTCATCTTTAGATCCCATGGAGGAATACTTTGAGCCCGTTCCGCAAAACGAATTCTCTTATATTCTCCCCATGGGATACGAGTATAGAATACAGTCAACTTACTAGATAAGTTGTAAGGAATATCTATAACATATAAGGGAATATCTTTATGTTCAAAGATATCAATTTCCATTTTTTATCTTATTATGTTTAGAGCTCTTTGCTTAGCGAGAATGCAAGTTCGACTGGAATGAATGCACTAAGTCGGCTAATCATGTTAACAAGTAGGTCAGGAAGACCTGCAGGCAAATCAGAAATAGCTTCCTCTGAGAGCATTGGAAATACGCAACCAGCTTCAAGAAGTTCTCTGTTAAGCTTTTCTGCATCTTGTCCGGCAATCTCACGAATCATTTTCATCTCACGAACTCTTAATGGTCTGACAACAAACCACTTACCATCTTCATGAGGATAGACAATTACAGTACCATGTCGTTCTTTCATCTTCACAAGATAGGACTTGGAGCAGCCAAGCTTTTCAAGAGAGCTGTAAAGCAACTCTTTCTCATCCATTTCTTCGGCCTCTGGGCCATCATCAGGAAGATCAGTCTCTCCAACAACAGAAGCAATAGTTTCAGCTTCTTTGGTTTCCTTTTCCTTTCTGGCCTTCTCTAGCTTTGCAGCTAACTTGATATCTGACTCATCTTCTAGTTTATTGTCTAAATCTACCATAAAAACTCCTACTGTTAATTTTGCTTTTCTTCTTTAATATCAGGTCTAATTAATGTATATTTGTCTCTGGCTATAAACTTATAGACCTCCATCACAGGTTGATCATCCGCCATTACCTGTTGGCTTTCGCCTATAAAATGAACACTTTTCAATACAGTTGAAAAGGAGTTACTATAGTCTAGGATACCAGTTTGTTCGTTATTAAATTTAGGATCACCATATGTAATTACAATGTCTATACCTGGCCATGTTGCTGCGCTTGAATTATTGGAAAACTGATCTGGTCTTTTATAGAGAGAATCTTCGGCCCCAAGATCAACAAAGTGTTGAATGTTTCTTGGATCAGTTACTGACCCTGGAGCATAGCCAAACTTACCATTGCTTTTAGTAAGATCAATTCCATTTAATTGGTTTTCTCTTGGAGAAAATGCAGAGCGATAATCTTGTAGCTTTGAAGGACTATTGAATAAATCATTTAACAACTCATCATAGTTCTTGTCTTGCCTGGCCGCGCCACCCACTGTAGTTCCAGTTACTATTTCTCTTATAGTATTTTCCGCGTCCACCTGACCAGTCTCGTCACTCTGAATAAATGCGTTTCTGTCAATTACTCCAGTAACTCGATCTTTTTTATAATTGGTAATTAGATTCGGGAAATTGTAGTAATCTCTCATAATCTTAGAAAGATAATTTGCATGTTGATAAGTTAAATACAACTGACCTATTACAATAACCTGTCCAGTTGAAATAGCGTCAAATAGCATACTATTGTATCCATAAATAGGTCTCTTGTTTTGAGAAAGATCATATGAGATACCAAAAGCATTCCCAATCAATGTCTCCCCTATAGTAAGAGAGATATTAGATCCAGTATATATACTTGCGACTTGTCTTCCCATTCAATCTCCAGAAACTATTTCTAGTATATAAATTACCTATTAAAGCCTAATTTCCTATTTCTTGGTCTGGTGAAACAGATGCCGACGCAACTGCTGGCGTTGTAGACGGGGCAGGGGCAACATCTTCAGAAGCAACACTTGCAACCTTAGGTGCATTTTGTTGGCTTTTCCAACTACGTGTATCGCTAAGCCCAACAGCATGGAAATACTCAATGTCTCTTGCAATGTACTGATATTGTACTTCAGTATATATATCTTCTACTGACATTGTTTGTGAATCATGTACAATGTCAACACCATATAGAATAATCTTGCCAACATCATTATCTTCGTTTAGAAACAAAATAATAATATCAAATGGCGGCAAGTCACTTGGCTTACTTACTTCTCCAAAAAGACTTGTATCCCAAGAAAAATCCCACTGCTTCTTTAGTTTTTCTTTGTTTATCTCTTCAGACTTTTCTGGGATTACATAGTCAACATCCCCTGAACTATAAGTAAGAAATCCTCCCTTATCGTTTAAGGTTGTGTACCCAGTTGCAAATGCATTCTCATTTAAAACGTGTAGATGCATTTGGTTAAAGATTAACGTACCAGCAATGGTTCTTCCCCCTCTTGCTACTGCAATTGGACTTTTAAATCCTAAAGCTTTTACAGGAGTTTTTGCATTATAAGTTGAAATACTTATAGTTTGCAAAGTACCAATATTAAATACTTTTTCTTCATTTAACTGCTGGGTCCCTCTCATGTACTGTGGTAAACGAATAATAGCGTTTATGTCACAGCCAGAGAACCCCATTCTACCAGTTCTAGAATATCCAGTGAATGTACTTGACATGTTACCTTTTTAAGTAAGACTCAAATTTGTTTAGTATGTCTGTGAAATAGACATAAGCAAGAAATACTACAATTAGTATTATTATTGCTGCAGATATTTTTATTCTATCAGTTAAAGATTGTCTGTCCATAAGCAATCCTCCATAAATAAAAAACCCACGTATATATTATATACGTGGGCTTCTTATACTCTAACTTTAGTGTTAGGAGATAGTAATCGCGCCACCATCGCGCTTGATTGTACCAACGTTAGAGACGCCAGAACCTGTGTCTCTGCTAGCGGTCCAGCGGGTAACCGCACGGGCAAGATATGTTGTCTGCATATCAGCCTGACGATCTTCGATGCCCATACCCCAACCTTCATTCATAAGCTCACAGCCATGAATAACGCAACGAGCTTGAATACCAAACTCATTACAAGCTGCGACTGTAATGTCAAAAGGAGGAATCTGGTCTGCATAGAATGCCTTCGTAACTTCACCTAGAGCTGCTGTATCAAGATTTGATGTAATCGCAGAAAGAGCTGCATCGTCTTTCTTCAGGTCTCCAGGAGAGATTTCATACTTCTTCTTTACGAAGTTACCAAGGTCTCCACCTTCGAACTGCTCAAGAATAGCATGTGTATCAAACTGGATAAAGATAAGTGAACCAGCAATACCACGCTTGCCACGTGAGAAACCACGAGGGTTGGCCTCACCTAGGACGTAGATAGGAGCCTTTTCACGCTGGATAGCGTAAGAGACTGCCATTAGGTTACCAACTTCCTTGGAACCGAAGACAGCTTTGATGTCTGCGCCAGAGAAGCTATTAAATGATCTTGTTGTAAAATCTGCTGCGGCCATTTTTGTTCTCCTTTAGAATTACTGTGCGCTTAAGTTGACTGAGAAGGTAATCTGGCGAAGCTCAAATACCGGAGTAATTGTAAGCTTCACTTTCATCTTACCAAGAACACGGTCTGAAGCGCTTTGCTCAATCTTGAACGAAGCACTAGTAACCGTCTGGATAGGTTCACCAGCAATGTTATCCTTAAGGACTTCACCAATGGCGGATTCAAGAGCAGCTCTCATAGGCGCGGAAAGACCCTTGCCAATGAAAGGACGAGTCGCAACTCTCAACTGATCAACTAGTCTTGAGATGATTCTGACCGTTGTAAGTCTTGTGTAGTCAGAGGTTGGTGATGCAAATGTCGGTGAGTCAGCAATTGATGCAGAAACACCATTAGGCTCGCTCTTAGCCATAACAAGACCAAGACCGCAACCAGCATCAATAACCTTAGTCTCAGTTCTGTAATCAATGGTAAGCTGTGAAAGCTTTTCGTTGATTAGTGAGTTAGCAACTGAGATGGTAGGAAGAAGACCAGCAACCATTGTTGCAGCATTTAGAATGTAGTTAGGACGACGAGGATTTAGGTCATCTGTCGTTCTACCGAAGAAGGCAACAACGCTGACGTACTTACCAAGATCAATCTTTCTTTGATTCTCATCTAGAATAAGGTTGGCTTCAGCATAATCAATTAGACCATCCTTTGTAAGGAATAGGCCACCATGCTTAAGACCATTGTTGAAGGTAGTATGACCACCAACAAACTTATGACCAAGAAGACCAGCGCCATTCTCTGTCACATAGTAAGCATTCTCTTCTCCGTCAAAGACGTAAGAGGGAGCGCTACCATAGTAAGCTCTAATAGCACGAGGATTAAGGCCAGTGGGAAGAGTTGTCCCAATTACACCATGAACAAACTTGTAATCACTTGAGTTCTCATGGCAGTACTTGGCTAGAAGATGAGCAAAGTTTACCTCAGTGTAAAGCAGAGAAGGAGAAGCATCCGCCGGAACACCAGCACTTGCAATCTTCGCAGCAATCGAATCATCTGACCAGTAGTAGGTATAAGTGTAGTCACCATTGTTAACAGTGGCAAGGTAACCAAGAACGTCCTTTGAGGACCCAGGAACTGGATAAGAACTATCAGCCCATGTAGTCTCAAGGCCATCTGCAATATTAGGACTATTTAGATGGACAGAAAGAGGAACAATAAAATCAAAAGCAGCAAGATCAAGATCTTCGAAAGCAGTATGGATCTTCTCGTATCTCTTTATAAGGGATAGGCTTTGACCCGTGTCACCAAGATCATAAACAACTTGGCTGCTACCAAGATCATTGGCAGTTAGATAAGCTGAGGAACCCATTTGGTAGAAGGCAGCGCCACGAAGACCATAAGAGCTAACTGGACCACCATCTTTCACTTTTGATAGAGGGATGTAAACACCGCCCTGGACAGAAGAGAAGGCTCTGTCGAGAGATAGAGGATAAAGACCAATATCACGGCTAACACGATGTGAAGCAGAACTAGCAGCAATTGTTATGCCTGAACCACTAACAGTAGTAGGAGAGCTGGCAAAAGGTCTAGCTGCAAAGCCAGCCCAAGGATGCTCAGAAGGATACACAAGCACACCAGATGTTGCATGCGTAACTTTGTTTGGTGTAAAGGTAACTTCGCCAGGATCACCAGCAATAGTGAAAATATCATTTAGAGTAGAGTCTTGGAAACTTGCCCTTAGTGATGTAGCAATAGCAGTTGCCGTTAAGGGCTGCGATTGACGATTACCAGCAACACTGACAGTAGAGATTAAACCAAGAGCATTCACACTTGTAACTGTAAGAGTAAGATCATGTGCAGTTGTTGAGCCACCTAGTGAGGTGCCTAAGATCTTAAGCGTGCTTGGAGTAGCGCCAGCCTTGAACGGCTTGTGAATGAATCTTGTACCTGAAACAATAAAGTTAGTAACTGTGCCGCCAGCACTGGCATCAACTTCAGTTACAGTAAGTACAAGATTGTTTGCGCTGCTACCACCAAGGTCGGTACCGGCCCAAGTAAGAACGTCACCAACCTTATAGTTGATTCCCCCATCAGTGATTGATACTTGTGAAACTGTATAGGCACCTGATGTAGCGTAATTGATTGTAACAGCAATTTCAAGATCAGTGCCGTCAACTTCTTCGCCAAATCTTTCGACAAAATCGTCAACAGAGTTAGTGCCAGCAACAAGGCCATCATAAACTTTTGACTTTGTTGTCGCCTCAAGTCCGCCATCTACAACATTAACCTGAGCAGCAGTATATGCACCTGTAGTACTACCTGTTGGGAGTGTAACAGTAAACTTTGGCATCGCACGGAAATACCAACCTGTTTCGCCAACAGGCTGATTGATTTCAGTACCAGAAGCCGCAGAAAGCTCCTCATACACAGTCGATGAGACATCACCTGTAACAGTCACACCAGAAATTGTAACAGAATACTCTCCGCCGCTATAAGGACTGGTAACTCCAACCTGGAGCTTTAAAGTCTCTACGGCATCAGAGGCTTCTGCAGAACCAATTCCAAGGTCAACGTCTGACATATCAAAGCTAACATCAACTTCACCGTTGTCAGAAGTAGCGCCATCAAAGGCATTGCCCATCCAGACAATGGCGTCAGTTGTAAGATTAACAACAACAAGCTGAGCAACAACGCGACTTGCATCTGCAGCAGCGCCTGGGCCATCAGTTGAGTACATTTCAGCATGCTTATAGGCCACAGCATAGTTTGCAGCTGCTTCTGGAGACTGCTGAATTGGAGTAACCTTAATACCAGCAATGCCACCAAAAACGTCAGCACCAATGGCAGAGACAGAAGGAGCAGTGCCAGGAAGACGATATAGGTAAATGTTTGTACCGCCGCCTTTTTTGACTTCAGAGGCACCACGAGTTAGCTCGGATGTTGCACCAAATTCACGAACGACAGAAGCAATATCAGTCACTTGATAGGGCTCACTTGTTAAACCTTTGCTAGCCGTACCAATTACTAGAACAGACTGACTAGTATTCGCCGAAATTTGGCCGAGGTTTCCGTCCTGAAGCTCTACATAACTACCAGGTAAATTTACATATGGCATATTTTCTCCTTTGAATTAAATTAACTTGAGGGTGTTATCTGTAGAATAATTTGTTTGAGGACAAGAATACTGGTCCAAGTAAGTTTTTCAATTGAAACAGCATATTTTAAAGTTCTTTTGTGTCTAAGGGCTTCTGTATCATCTCCTGTATCCTCAACAAACGTGAAGTCTAGGACTCCACTGTATTTAACATACCATAGATAAGTCTTTATAATATCTGCAATCCACTCCTTGATCTGGTCCGCTTCGTGCGCAGTTTTCCCATATATACTAAGATTGATATTGTAATCTAATCTTTGACCATATATGTAGACCTCAGAGGTATCATCCTGCGGATCAATATACTTCCCAAGGAGTATACTAGTTACCATTCTTCGAGAAGGTGAGTTAACTGGACCACTACCAGCAGCACCAGGTTTTCCATCTCTTACTAAAAAGACAATATTAGGAGTTTCACTTTCAACGTTAATAATTGGTCTTTGAATTATAAGACGATCATTATTTAACCAAGCTGGCTTCATAGTTGAAGTAGCCATATTAATAATCTGTTGGAGAATCTCCATAACCTCATAAATTGTATTTACTTTGAACCTTTCGTTCTGGAGTCTAACTATAGCTTTGCCCCCTGGCTCAAGAATTATATTAGGAGGCATTGGCTCAAGTTGGACATTGCCTAAATTCTCCGACTCCATAATAGTAACAAGAGTCGTTTGCTGAGCTTCATTTAGATCTTTTAGAAGTTGAGGAGTTAAAGGATTCAACATATTAATATTTCCTACAGTATAAGATTATGTACTCTATTCGACCAGTATCTGATCTTTTCTCATTCAATGTATTGATTGTCCAGATAATATTACGTCGCTCTGGTTTAACAAGAGCGCCATCAGGCTCTAAAGCTAACTCTATAATCTTGTCTTCGTAGTCTATACGAACTGTATCTTGAACATAGAACTTACAGAACTGCTTCTTGCTTCTGCCTATCTCAGTTAGAAGAGATGCACCAGCTTTCTCTTGATCACTTCCAATATCTACTTTAAATGTATCAATATACTGCTCATCCCAAAGGTATCCCTCACCTAAGCAGACACTGCATTTCTGATGACCTTGTCCTTCTTTTGCGACGTTACAAGAACAGGGAATTCTATAGTTATTAGCATTCCGTCTGAACTTTCTAAGCATAACTTTAAAAGCCTTTGGAATTTCATAAACTGAACCTGTAAAGGTATCCTTGGTTTCTTTGCGCAAGTCTACTTCTTTCTGTGTAATCCTTGGACCTGAGCTAGACCGATAAAAACGACTTCTTCCTACTGACATTAGTCCCCCTTAGCTCCCAGTATCCGGCCAGTTTCCATTTATATTTCTATAGATGTACCGGTAACGATAACGGTTTTGATAAGCATAGTCTGGATAGTATCTGTAAGACCCAGGTAGTCTAGTTTTAATATTAACACTAGGCGCAAACCTAGGCATGTTATCAATTGACCTACCAAAGGCAGGATAGTCTGCTCCCATGTATCCTTTGATTGCCATACCAGCATTAAGGCTAGCACCATAAGAGAGATTTCCATTGCTGTGAAGAATTCTATGTAAGTCTTCATCACGCTTTCTCATTTGTTCAATCTTTGCTTTCAGTGCAGTAGCATTATCAGCCCATTCAACCTTAAGATCACCAAGTTGCTTTGAACGAGGAGACCCTAGAGCAAGTGAAATATTCTCAATAAGATCAACCGAACTATTAATAATTACATATTCCATCTTAACATAGTTAAGCCACTTTTGTGTACCGTTCTGCACTGGCATATTAAAGACCATTGCATCAACAATCTTTGAATATCTATAGATAAGATAGTTAACTGTATCAGCATCTACGTCGCCTACAATACTACCTACGCTAGACAGCACCTGATCATAGGTTGCATACATAGGAGTATATCTACTAGTAAACCATGACTCGTCTTCTACGCCAACAGAATCAACAGCAGCGCCAATTTCTTTAATACCTCTAATCTCAATGACATATTGATTGTTATTAAGTAAAGTATCAAAGCCTTCGTCCTGTGAGTATGCATTAGCATTGTTCCCACTAGAGTTAATAGTAAATGGGATAAGGCTTGTAAACATAACAGGAACAAGCGCTGTCCCAACATTTACTTCAAAATAAGCCCACCACTCGCCAACTTGCGCGTCATCAGCAGTTAAATAACTATAAGTGTACTGGCCGTATTTAGTTGGCGCACCGGGGTCCTCTTGATAGACAATAGCATCATCCTCAAGGTTTACACCAGGAAGTCCTGGCTTTCTACCATAAGGATAAATAGACACAACAGGATCAAGCCCATTAGCTAAGTAGCCATTGCCATCTCTGACTTGGCAAACAATATCAACTGTGTCTCCTTGGCTTACGGTTAACATATTATTCCCTTATTATGTTAATGATAATTTTTTTGCCATTAACAATCCAAGAGTAGCCAACGTCGACTGCATCTTGATTGCCATCCATAATATTTCTAAACAACTTAACAGTATCTGCCGTTACAGTCGCAGGATCAACATTTTTATTGAAAGTAAGAATGATTTGCTTAGTCTTCAGAGAAATATTACTAGAGCCATACTCGGGCTCAATTTTTACTAATTGAAATTCAGTAGCAGCTATATTTATCTCTGCCTGAGTTGGAGCATCTAGTCCAATTGGGCTTTGTGAGACAGCAGTAGGTAATTCTTTAACTTGATTTACTGCAGTTGAAAAATCAACCTTATAAGTATCCGCAAGATATTCTATTGGACGTAAATTGATAGTCCAGGCATCACCTATTTTAAATGCGTCAGATGCCCCGCCAATTAACTCTAAATAGATATCCTTATCTTTGGCAATCTTATTGCGTCCAGTTAAAGGCAACAAATCATGTGTCACAAGTGAGCTGCTTTCAAAGTACCAACTTAGTTTACACGTTGAGGAGCTTCCTGCTTTGATAACTTCAACAACAAGAACATCCTCTGTTTCACCAGTGTAATATCCACTAGCTCTTAGTATCCCTTCTCCAGTTGAAGTCAGTAGATCTTTCTCTGCATCAAATACAGTTCGAGATCCAATATAACTCCATTCATTGTCAGGAGTAGATGAGCCACTAATTAGTAGGCGGTAATCTGTCTTCTCTTGTAAAAAAGATTTAGGTCTAACAATTAATTTGCTTTTAACATCCGCGTCATATGCATAACTCATTTGATCTTCAAGAGTTGTACCAGAAGCGTCGCATCTGACAATTTCTAATTCTACTGGAACTTCACCTTTAAGATGTAGAGTCTCAAGTACTTTTGAATAGTTTGTATCATTTGAGAACTTATAAAGTCTTTCTTCAAATTCAATACCAGTAACAATATGATTATCAGGGCCAACTAAACTAATACTATTCTCAGCAAGAAACTCAGAGACTTCTTGATTAAAAAGAATTTCAATCTTTTCCCCTGTAGGGAAAACATTAAAGCCATCATCTGGCCAAACTGAATGAATAGTGAAAGCCATTGTTAGAACTCCTCAATATAAGATTCAAGAGTACACTCAACTTCACAACCAGTAACTAGAGTAATTTCTTGCGTCTCAAGACTTTCAGCTTCTATAACGCAATCTTCTGCCTCCATAATTGCCTGATGCTCTTCAAAAGCTAATCTCCTGAATAAAGCCTCCATATCCTTATGAGACATAACATTCGCTAAGGCTTTTGCAACTTTATCTTCTACTTTCATATCCACTCCTAGTAATTGATATCTAGATACGGACATTATAACAAAAAGAAAGCCCCCAGGCCTTTCGACCTGAGGGCTATTTATCTATTACCTGTTACCTAACTATTAGTCAGGGAACTGGGTGCTAACCGGAGAAGCACCAGGCACCGCTGCAAGGAACTCACCATCCGTAATATTGTAGTAAGGACGTGCAATCTCAGGAGCGTAGAAGTTCTGGTCGCAGAAGATATTCTTAAGCGTAACAAGACCCTGACCTTCGTTGTACATGAAAAGACCCCATTTCTCTGACCACTTCATCTTGAAGGTCTCAAAGTACTTATCTTCCCACTCGTCAGCAACAATGCCTGAACCAACGATTAGAGCACCAAGTGACTTGCTATCGCAAAGAACGATATCGGTAAGCTTAGTAGCAGGATCGTAAGGCATGAAACGTGAAGTCACGATGCGGAGACCAAACGGAAGACCAACGGGAAGCTGAGGAGCCGCCGTAATGGCATTGACGTTGAAGTCCTTAAGCGAGGCCTTGGAGCCATCGGCACCAGTACCAAGCTGGCCGCGTGAATAACCCTTCGAAAGAACACCCTTAACGGCGTCAGGGACACCGGTAACGTTGGCAGCTGAACCCGAGTAGTTACCAAATAAATTGCCGCTGCCGCTCTGCATAGCAAATGCACGAAGGACGGGGTCACGGACAAACATGAGGTACGTAAGGGGATGGCAGATTAGCGTATCAGGCGTAAAACCTCTCTGAATGAGAAGGTGATAAGCGTTGAAAAGATCATCCATGGTAAGAGTACCATTGGTCTTCATCTTGATGTCACGACCAGTCGTGATGCCAAGAGCTGACTGAGTAGGATTAAGATTGTCAAACGCAGGAACGCTGATGTTCGTGATATGCTTAGCGATTTCGGTCTCCTTGCGGCGAGCGAAAGCACGACCAGCCTCACGGGCAAGGTAACCAAGAAGATTCCAGTTGGAAGCCTTGATAGCCTCTTGCGTAAGGGAGATCATAACACCCCACTTGTCGATGGCGGCCGTAGCCATACAACCGCCAGTTGTCACACGCTCTTCACGGTAGCCTTCAAGCTCAGTGACCTTATGGACAGTGAAAGCTGAAAGGGCGGGAAGGCGGAACTCAGTGATACCATCCGGCGCAGGAATGGTGTCAAGGAGTGGAGTTAGCGTGAGCATAGGCTCCATGGGCTCCATCATAATCTCAACAATTGAGTGCTTGACCCAGGGCCCAAGCTCAGCTGATGTAATCGCGTCTTCGATTGAAAGACGTGAGTCGCTGCTATGGTCTGAGCCAGGAAGCCAACCGTTGTTCTTGATGAGCGCTGTAAGCTCACTCTGATCAGCAATTTCTAGGTTCTTATGCTTTAGTCTTGACATTTTTCGGTTCTCCTTATTGAGATTATGATTTTAATTAGAGTAGGACGCGCACGATGGCAGCAAACTGACCACCGAATGACTGATGAATTTCTGCAGGATGACCATCATTAGCCGAGCCAGGAGTACGATCAGCGAGTGACACGCCTTCATAATCATGGAAAGTCTTAACAGCGGCTAGGTCAGCCTTAGGTGAACGATCAAGTGTATAGCACTTGCCAACAATGTCTTCAGGACGATGGTATAGAAGTGGGCTAACATAAGCAGTAGCGCTTACCACAGCATCATCATTTGCGTCTGCAGTGCTTGCACCATCAGTCGCAACAACCTCGGTCTCGTCAGGGCGAGCTATGTAAGGAACAAAGTTAGAGAATCTATCATATGTAAGATAGTCACCAGGCTTAACAGCCTTACCAACAGCAGCAAAAACATTACCACTGTACGACTCGACATCCGTAGCAAGACGGAAAGCAACAAGATAGTCACCAGTAGCAGGGCAGTCAGTGTGCACAAAAAGAAGACCAAGATCACGGTCCACAAAGTAATCGCCAGCAGCCTTAACACCAGCAGGAGCTGCCTTCTCTTTGGCTAGCCAGGTTGATGTAAGATCAGTACCCTGTGTAAGGGTAGCTGTACCAGCACCAGTCACTGACCAAAGTTCAATGGTATTGTAGATGTTGCTTTCAATACCCTGATGACCAAGAACAAGCACCTTGGCACTCGCATTAGTAGCAAGATCAGCATAACGCTCATCAAACATAGCCTTTACGTTGGCATAGGTAGCTTGCTTAGCAAAGTCAGCACCATGATAGTAGTTTGAAAGTGTAGTAGCTGCGCTTGCAGCTGCAACTGCCGCACCATCACCAAGTAGTACAAGCTTCTTAGTTCCATCCCAAGAGGCACTCGCGTTTGCGTCAACCGTAAGATTAAGAGCCGAGATGTCATAAGACTTTGCAGGAGCAACAGGAAGACGAAGAGTGTGATCCTGACCAGTCCAGAAGGTTGATTTGTTCTCACGACGATAGTTCATGAAACGAAGCTTATTAGGCTGCGTACCATCGCCACCGGCCCAAGCGTAAACCACGTTAGCAGCAACACCAATCGGGCGAGAAATTAGAGCATCAAGAGTTTCACCGTCGCCAAGAAGGCCACGCTCTTGGAGCTTAAGGGTAAGAGCAGTCTTAGTGTAGCTCTTAGGACCAGTAACAGGACGGCCTGTGCCAAGGTCTTCAATTCTCTCAGCCACGTCAACAGCAGTATACTGAAGAACAGTAACGGATGTGGGATGAGCAGCCTTCCAAGCAAGACGAATACCAGCAGGAACAAGACGACCAACGGTACCCTGATTGATTGAAGAGATAGCATTATCACCCGTAAGGCTTTCACGCGTAAGAGCGACAAGCTTACCAGGCATGATAACAACCTTGTCGGTGAAGACATGGCGTTGGTAGTC